CAGATGACTCAAGTAGCTTTACTTTTGTTATTGTACAATCATCTATGACAAATTCTAGTAATTTAAGAGGAACAAAAACAATAGGAGTACACAAAACTGCTGAACAAATCACAGGTGTAAGATTTGCAGGTGTTTCACATACCTACGATACAACTGCAACAATTTATGGAGTTAAGTAATGGCAGGTAGTTTAATTTTAATTGAAGAAACGACAGTTAGTTCATCAGTTAGTTCGGTTACTCTTGGTGGTGCAAATTGGGATAGTTCTTATAATGTTTATAAAGTAACAATTAATAACCTTACAGTTGATGCAAGTAATACAATAGATATACAATTTTTAGTAAGCAATAGTGCTGATACATCATCAAATTATGATTATGCAGCTTTAAATTTATTTTCAGGTGGTACATTTCCAAACAATACTCAAAGCAATGGCAGTGATATTCCATTTGGGAATACGCTTGGCTCCAGTGCTAATCAATCTTGTAATGCTGTTTTATATTTAATAAATTTTAACAATGCGAGTGAGTATAGTTTTATCACGATTGAAGAAGCTTCGCATAGTACAGCTTTAGTTGGCAGACAAGGTGGTGGAGTTCTAACTGAACAACAAGCGACAAACGGCGTTTTAATAAAAGCAGGTACAGGCAATATTGAAAGTGGAACATTTAAACTTTATGGTCTTGTAAAATAAATTTTTTATATAAGTAAGCTAAGATAAAGAAAGGTAAATAATGGCAACAAAAGAAGAGTTACAAGCTCAAGCAGATGCAGAGATAGAAGCAAATTCTCCTTTGTATAAGCAAGTTAATAATGAGAGAATGGAGTTCTCTGATGCTGACTATGCTCAAGCAAAGATTGATTTAGGGAATGCTAAATGGGAAGAACAACAGTTCGGCTACATTTCTGCTAGGCAAGAAGCGTATGGTGCTATATCAGACCAGCTAGACCAACTCTATTGGGATATTGATGCTGGTAAGCTAGATAAAACTGGCGAGTGGTACAAAGCTATCAAAAAAGTCAAAACAGATAATCCAAAACCAAGCTAATGAAAATAATATTACTTAGGTTTTCTTCTCAAGAAGATTCTACATCTGGAGCATTGTTCAAAGCTAACGATGATGGTACAAAAGAGTTTCTCTGTTATACCATTGAAGATGAGTACAGATTAAAAAAAGTCAAGGGAGAAACTCGTATAAAAGGCAATACAACTTATAAAGTGTTGCTTAGAGAAGAAGGGTCAATGACAGCTCGTTATAGAGCAAGGTATGAAGCCAAGTATGGTAAAGACTGGTTCAAAGGAATGTTATGGTTACAAGATACTGTTGGATATTCTGGAGAGCCATTCACTTATGTATATTTTCATGCTGGAAATTCCGATGACTCGAGTCTGGGTTGCATCATTACAGGGGATTCTCAAGAGAACAATGTTCTAAAAAAAGATGGTTGGGTTTCTAACTCAAGACAATCTTTTGAGCGAATCTATCCAGTTTTAAGAGATGCAGTCTTAGAAGAAGGACTTGAACTTGAAATAATTGATTGGGATTATCCAGCTCAAGATGAAAAAGCAGACATCAAAAAAATTGTTGATGAAGAAGTAAGAAAAGAATTATCAAACAAGTCTCCACAAAATATGATTGGAGCGATGGATATATACGAAAAAATTTCTGAGATTAATGGGAATCTGAAGATACTAGAAGCTAAACTCGAAGGGAAGAACATAATTTAGCTCTGGGGGTCTCCCATGAAAATCACTTGCCCAAAATGTAAAACAGAACTTCTTTATGTCGCTACTACAACCAAATGGGTTTGTGGGAATAAAAAGTGTATAGATTATAACCGAAGGCAATTTGGTGGTACAGTAGAAGAAGAATAGGAGACTATGAAAAATAAAGAATATTGGAAATTTATTTTGTCAAAAGCATTCAGAACTGGATTACAGTCAGCTATCTCATTGTATTTAGCTAACACCAGTGGAATCATAGATGCAAATGCATTAGAACTCATTGGGGTTGCCTTCTTGTCAAGTTTTTTGAGTGTGATTCAGAATGGCTTGGAACAAAAAAATCCAAAGTATAGTTACGAAGGGTAATAATGGACTGTTGTGGTGCATGTAACTGTGGGGGATAGTTTATCTTAAGTGGAGAACATATCTAATAAACTAGCAAGGATATTAGTTTGTCTTGCCTTAATTTATCCCTTCCCAGTTTTAGCAAACGAAGATAACAGTACAACTACAACAACAACCAGTACAACTACTACTACGATTCCAGAAGGAGAAGTAGAAGAAGTAGAGACATTTGATGGTACAACTACTACCACAACTACTACAACTGTGCCAGAAAACAGCTCTACAACGACTACAAGTAGCACTACATCAACAACTACAACTACTACTATCCCAGAATCATACGAACAATCTACTGATATGGTCATTCCACAAGATGAGTTGGACATAAATGGAAACGAAGTAGAGAATAATATTGATTACAACAATACTTGGTCTGGTTACTATGGTTGCACTGATTACTGTATAAATATAGAATTTCAACAGCATGGTGGAGAATCTGGCTCTTATGAATTTGATTTACCAGAAACAACGACTGTTGATGAAGAAGAACTTGATATTGAGATTTATGAAGTAGGTTTTACTATTGGTGCTTTGAATAATGAAGCTGAAGTAACTTACACACATACTGATGAGACAACTCAAACTAATACTATTGATGCTCAAGGATTTGTAACAGCTGAAACAATGTATGAAATTGTTGTTTACAACATTAGAACAACCTTAGATACTTTTATTGATAAGTTTACTTTGACTCTAAATGATTGGACTTTGGTTGATGATATATCATTCAAATACATTCAACCAACTACAACAACTACTACAACAACAACTACTACAACAACTTTGCCACCACCACCACCAAAAGCACCAGAGCCAGAACCAGAACCAGAGCCAGAACCAGAAGTAATTGTAGTAATATTAGATTCTGGGGAAGAAACAGAACTATCTCAAGGAGAGATAGATGATGGAACTCTCGACAGAATGAATGAGAGAGCCAAAAATTATGCTCTGTATGGTGTCGAACTAACAGATGCACAGATTGAGCGTGGAGATTTAGAACAATATGACATTGAGATTATCGAAGAAGAAGAGTTTTTCGGAGAAGAGTTTTCTGGAGATGATACTTTATTTGTTGAAATGGAAGATGACTTTGATGATGAAGAGTATGAAAGAGAACTTAAAGAACAAATGGAACGAGATGCAAAAGCTCTTGAGCTTGAAGATACAATGGAAATACTTGAGTTTGAATCTGAAGAAGAAGCTGATGAGTTCATCAAAGTTATACTTGAACTGGAAGAGATAGATTATGAAGAAGAGTTTGGCATTGAAGATGAGTTATTTGAAATTGAAATTGAGTTTGATGATGAAGATGTATTTGTTGTATTCGAAGATGAAGAGCTTGAAGAAATGGATTTGGAGATAGAAGATGAGTCAGATGAAGAGATATTTAGAGATGACAAGATTAGAGAAGATGAAGTTCTTATTGAAGAAGAGACCGAAGATGACCTTGAAGTTTTACAGATGGAAGATATTACCGAAGAAGATGAAGAGATATTTCTTGAAGAAGTGGTTGCAGAACAGATTGAAGAGCTAGAAGAAGTTATTGAAGAAGTAATCGAGATAGAAGAGATAGTAGAAGTATTAGATGAAGAAGAACTCGAAGAACTTACAGAAGAAGAACTCATCGAATATGAAGAAGCCAAAGAAGAAGCAATAGAAGAATATGTTGAAGAACTTGAAACAGAAGAAGTCATACAAATTGTTGAAGAGATTGCTGATGTCGGAGTGGAGAATCTTGCAACTGTTAGCCAAGAAACTATTGAAGTGGTAGCACAAGTTGTAGAAGAAGTTATTGAGATTGCATCTGAAGAAGAACTAACAGAAGAACAAATAGAAGTCGTTGCAGATGTACTAGGGTTTGAAGAAAAAAAAGATGTTGAAGTGATTGCAACAGCAGTCAAAACAGATAAGACAGTTGCTAAAGCTGTTGATGAATTTGTTGAGAGAAAAATAGAAAATGCAGACATAGAAGATTACAACTTGGCAGACATCACAACAGAAATTACATTTGAGTCTTTAGCCGATGGAGACTTTAGTGTTATTATTGATGTTGATTTAGGAGATGTAAATATTAGAAATATAACTGATGACCTATCGACTCAACAAAAAGAGAAGGCACAAGAAGTTATAGTTCCAACTCTTTTACTAAGGATTGCATCTCTTGCATTATTAAGGAAAACAGTATGATTCAAAAAGTTTGGAAGTGGCTTGTAGAAGGAGTTAGAGAAACTTTAAATCTTGCATGGACTCTCATAGGATTAATAATTTCAATTTTGACTTTGAGTGGAGCATCAAGAACCATTACTTTTTATGCCACGATAATCACTCTTGCTATATGGTTACTCACAATTAGGTTTAGAAAATGAGTGCTGGTAATGGCTACACCCAAAAAGAAATGCTCCATCTTCTTCTTGAAGGTCAGAACAGATTACACGATAGGATAGATGACCTTGAAGATAAGGTTGATAAGAAGGTAGGCAGACAAGAGCTGTTCGGTTGGGTAACTGCTGGTGTAGTTTCTTTGACAGGATTAATGGCTTTTTTCGGCTAAATAAAAAGATTTTTTTTCCCACTTTTTTAAACCCTATAATCATTGGGTTTTTCTTGTATTTTTTTTTAAGAAATATTAAAAATTAACAATCATTGATTT